TATTGTATCTAGATATGCCCACCAATCACCGACTCTAGGATCTTGCTGATAAAAAAATTTTAAAGTTGTCTCGATCGCTTCAGTTGAATAAGTCCGTTGTGCAGCACTAATCCAAGCTATGAGCTTGCGATATTTACGATTGTCCAAAGCATAAATTTTGTCCGACCAACTTTTTATCTCGCCGCTTAACTTCATCTCTAAAAACCTCCGGACACACTCGTTCCCCGGACCCCTCCCCTTCTGACTCCCTTCCGGCCTTCCGAATCTTAGATCCGAAAATTGGACGCGAAAAAATTTTCGCCGCCGAGTTGGGTTTGAGTCAATGGCAGCTCCTTCACAATCGAACGGGATTTCGAGCCTACTGCTTCAGCGCTCACGTTGCCCTGTCGGAATAAGCACAAATTTAAGGTCACAGGGACGCTCTATCCGTTCAACGTTTTGGGCAACCCGTTTAACGCCTGATTGCCGCGAAGGCGTAGCAACTTCCGTCCGAGCCATCTTGCGCCCGGTCCACGTCTATTGTTTTTTATCTTTCAACCGTCACTCGCGAAATTCTTAAATACGGTAAATAATTAGGAACAACCTCATTTAAAAAAGCCAAATTATCCGCATCATTTAAAAATGCGTAACTTTGTTTACTGCGACAGGTGATTACCAAAGTCCGGCCGCGTTGGTAAAGCCAAGCACTTTGTAAATATCCCGCAGTAAATTTTTTCCCCATAAAGGAAAAATGCCCAATTAATGCATCACGGATTTCATCGGCTACGGGCACCGACGGGGTAGATTCTTCAAGCACGATTTCTTGTTTTAGGTTTTGCTCGGCGACAGTAGTGTCGTAGCCTGATGCTGCTACAGCAATGATCGCCTCATGTACAATTCGTAACTCACCTAAATCTAGATGCCCTAAGCATTCAATAATAATTTGGCGCGCTTCGCTTATTTTTTGGTGACAATCTTCACAAAGCGTTTGCAGGTCGTTATCACCATAATCCCAAGGATCGAAACCGCGCCGATAAAATTTGTGATCTACGTTTAAAGTCTTGGTTGTGTCGTGACATTTGAGGCAAGCAAAATTATCCCGCTTCATGATTTCTAACCGCCTCTTTTGCCAGCGAGGATCTTTCAATTTCTGAGCGTAAGTCATTTCCCAAACACCCTTTCCCAAACCTCAACAACCTGCCGTCTACACGTTATTATCTGCCTGCGCTCCGCTGGATTGAGCGCTCTGTTAGCAATCAGCGTGGCGATAGCTATTATCGCGTCGTGGTAGAGTTTTTCGCGGGGGGTCATGGGTTATTGCTGGGCCATCCTTCCTCAACTATCCAATCGTGCCCGTCATGCCCTAGTTCAGTAACGGATTCGTCCAAATCTTGCGGGCGTGTCAGCAACAATCTTGTTTCATCGTTGCAGGTTCGACAAATCAGGACGGCGTAATTTATTCCGTCATCGAATAGGGTTGGCTGGTTAGGCTGCATCGATTACCCATAACGGCTTGTTACTTGCGGTAAATTCTAATTGAGCGCCGAGGCATCGCTTGATGTGGCTGCAATATGAACACGGAAAGCCGGCAATCTTCCGGCCGGTGCCGAACGTGAACCAGCTCCCCGACCTGACGGCCAGCGACATGTCCGCCTGATGCGCGTTGGCCCATGCCGCCGCATTATCCTTGCCTTGGACCTTTACGGTTTCCCATTCGACGGCATTGACGCCGACGGCGAGATCGCTTTCCGTTTCGACATTGGCGAGCCGCCTGAATTTGCCCCTGACTTCTTCTTCAACGCTTGGGTCAAAAGGTGTTCGTATTTCTGAGACGAGTAAGGGATCGTTGATATAAAGCTCTTGCGGATCGCCGCCAAATCGCTGCGTGATAACGGTTTCACTGACATTGCGGTCAAAGATAACTTCACAAAAATGGCTTGTTTCTTTGCGGTATGCCAAAAAGAGAATTGGATTAAACGAAGTTCCGAACGCATAAGTCCATGCTTGGCAGAGGTACGCACGATCAATTTCCCCTTTCAGCGCCCTTTCAAATCCCCAGTCGCTCATCGTTTTGATTTCAACTATACCGATCTCGCCGGTATCGGTCTGAAACGCGCCGTCAGGCGTGAACGTAATTCGCACGCCTTCAATGTCGCAGGCATTCACCCCGAGGTCGTCAAGGTTAACGAAGCGATCGCCGAGCACGGCGGCAAGGTCTGCCTTGAGCGCGCCGTCAAGGATCGTTCCATGCCGGAATACAGCGGCCCGGCGCGGCGTGATCGGCTCGCCTTCGATACCGAGCTTGTCGTAACCCATCGCGCGCTCACAATGCCCCGCGCGTGACGCCCTAAACGGATTGCGACTGCCGGAATCGGCGCGCTTGCGGTAAAAGTTTTCTAGAAGATCAACAATCATTTTAGAGACTCAAAACGGCGGAATATCGTCGTCCTCCGCCGGAACAAATATTTTCCCTTCGCAATAACGGCTAAGCGTTGTATTCACGATTGAGGCCCGCGCTTGCGAGCGGTCGATGCCGCCTTCCGGCGCATCCGGCTCTAACTTCCTAGCCAACTCATGCGCCGCTTCAGCCATTGCGCGATAAGCGTCCCAAGTAATTTTACCGTTGTTATTACCATTGCTGTTTGATGCCGTTGCTTCATAGACTTTAATAATCTTGCCGACTTTGTAGCGGTTGCCCTTTTGGCTAGTTTTTTCGTTAACGTCGATATCAACAGTCTGGCCGACTAGATTAGTCGGATCTTCGTTGATATAGATTTGATCGCCATTACGCGTCTTAATTTTGGCCGATGGCCCGCGATCAGTGGTTTTTAGGTCGCTAAAACTCTCGATTGTTGTCTGCATTGGTTTCCTTTCCAGGTTACGGAATAAATTTTAAAGTTTTCATTTTCTCGCGTTCGGTAGATTCCTGGCTGCGCCCGGCCTCGAAATAGTCGCGGGCGTTTTCATATTTTACTTTTGCGCGCAACTCTTCGCCTTTGGCGATGCACATATTTTTAACGTAATCCCGAAACTCCTTAGAGCCTCGGGCCTTGCGCTCTAGCTTGGCCTCGGATGTATCGCCGTCGTCTAAGTCGTTCATCAAAGCCGAGAGATAATTCTTTTTGTCCTCATCCAATTGCAGCCATATTTGATGAATAGCGGCCCACTTCCCGCCTAGTTCCTCGGCAAAGATGATGCGCTTCTCCAACTCGCTGCGTTCCGGCTTGCTCATTCCTTGTCCAATTCCTTGTTGACGTACTCAATCAAGTCCTCAAGATCGCGCCGCGCCGCATCACAGTCTAAGCAAATACTGTCGAGCGGCTTTTTACAGTGCGTAATCTGCATACAAAACCAAAACTTGTCGCATTTTTTGCAATAATGATGGTGATTTCCTGAAATCATATTCACCCCCAATGATTCCACGCCCATCTTGCAATCTGGATAATCAGCACCCATGCAGCCGTTGAAATCACTCCACAGCAAAACCACCCGCAGATAACTTCCATGTCGATATGGCGGCGCGGCTTTTCATCCGGTTGGTAACGGTTGATGCGGCGCGGCCCGAATAATTCATTCATCGTTTCCTCGCTTCGATCATGGCATCCGCGATTGCATAACAGCGCTCGGCAGCAGCGGCATTGCATGGCCCGCTCGAATAGTCCCAAGCTGCATTTGGGATTAATCCTGAAAGCGCCATTCCCGCGAACCAATCGCGCAGTGAACAGACCGGCTCCGTTACCGGCCCGCCATCATCAATCTTGTCGTTCATCGGTTGACCCTTATAGTCCCGGCCACGATTGCTAGCTGCTTCGGCGTTAACAGCTTTGGCGGCGGGAAAAGTTTGCTGAGTAGTTTTGCAATTAGGTTTTTCATTGCACTTCTTCCTCGTCGCACATGAGCTTATAAACTGGCTCTTCTTTTTTCCCGACTTCGACAAAACGGCATTTCGCCCCTTCTTTGTAAGACAGGAAGCACATTAACTTTATGTCGCCGTAGTCATAGGTACGGCGTCTGAGTTCTGGACAGTCATCGAATCCATTTGTGTGATAGCCCATGACGGTAAGCAGTTTCGCCACGGCCCGCGCATCGCTCATTTGTTCCAAATCATTTAAGTGAATCAGCGCGCCTTGAACTTGCCCGGTCTGCAATCCGCAACTCGTAGTTATGGCAAGCAGCGGAAAGCAGCCCTTAATGGTTTCTATTGCATCGAGCGCCGGTTTCCATCTTTCCAACTTCGCTTGTAGCTCCACGATTTCATCGAGCGCCTTTTCGTAGGCCGTTTTTTCTTTGGTGATTTCCTCGGTCATTATTTCGTTCAATTTAATCTCCCCGTCAGGCTGCGGATATAATAAATCAGATTGTCATTTCTCAATTTCATCTCGAGATTTTGCTTTTGGAGTTCCCAATTTTCCGCGCGCAGCCGGGCCAATTCGTCACAAGCCCAATCGACTGACTTCGCCAAGCTGTTAATATGCTCGCCAAGTTCGTCGGCCGCTTCGTCCAGCTTGGATTTGTTGTCGCTCATCTTGTTTGATCCTCTCTGTCCATAACCCGAGACCCCTTGCCGCCTTTGCGCACTCGGCGCAGACAACCTCGCCGATAACTAAATAAAGAAGCGGCTTGTTTTCCTTGCATCTGGGGCATTCGTTCACCCCATAAAACGCCTCGCTTCACGGATTGAGCAGCACCATCGCGCATGAGCGCACCACGCTTAAAAACAGGATGAAGATAAAAACCATCAGCACGCGGTTGAAGATGATGAGGATCATAAAGCCAATACTTCTTGCGCCATTCTCCTAGCCGCGATCTCGCAATACTTTTCCTCAATCTCGATGCCGATTGCCTTACGGCCCAAGTCCTTGGCGGCTCTAAGCGTCGTGCCGCTGCCCATGAAGGGGTCGAGGATGGTTTCGTAAGCGAGTCGCATAATTAAATCGCCTACGACTTCAAGCGGCTTTCCGTTCGTTGCCCTGCGCGTTCCCAAGGCCCAACTTGATAAACATCAGATCGTGACGTTTGCGGTTTCGGCCAGTAAGCACCGGGGCGAGAAAACAAGGCGATAGCTTCAGAGTTCATGCACCAGCCGCGCCACGGAAAAGCGATGTCAGCTGTTTTGTGCATCCATAAAAGCCGCTCAAACGTCCAGCTTTCGAGATTTTTAAAAAGTTCATCAAGGCGACGCGGCGACATAAACACAGCCGATAAAAGCCCCGGCGCAAGATTGATTGCGTTTACTAAAGCGAAGTCGTCATCAAAAGCATCCATGCCGACACCATACGGCGGATCAGTGAGCACCAAATCCACCGGCTCAAGGTGCGGCAATATCTCCCGGCAATCGCCGTGGTAGATCGTGACCGCGTTGTCTTGGTAGTAAGGATTCATTTAATTTAAACTTGATTCGGCTTGCTGCTTCGCAGCTTGCGCGGCTGCTTTTTCCTGCGCCGCAACAATCCGTCTCGCCCGCCTAAGTATCGCGGCTCTTTTGGCGTAGGCGCTTCGGGCATGGCAGTTACGCTCACAGAAATTTTGCCAAGGTGTTTTTGGGAAAAATAATTTCTGGCACCCTTTGCACTTTTTGCGGCTCTTTACTTTTCCAAACATCGGTGTTACTCCTTAACGCATATGTTGTAATACATGTAAATTCCCGTTGAGCAATTTTATGCTCTAATGTATAACGCATAAAAAAATGCTGGTCAAGTGTTTTTTAAAAAAGAGGGAAAATATTTTCCAGGGGTGAAAAGCCTATGACATTACGCGAAGCTATTGACGCCGTAATGATTGAGAAGGATTGGGATCAAACCGAACTAGGCGCGCACATTGGAGCGCCGCAATCTATGGTTTCACGAATGAGGAAGGGCGACGACTGGGAATTGCACTGGCAGGTTTTTCTAAGGTTATTGCGCTTGTTGGTTACCCTGAAAATTATTAGCCGAGCCGAACTGTCCGCAACGTCTGATAAAAGAATCGCTAAAAATGACACGGAACTGGCGGAATCTAAAGAGGATTTGCCTGAAAATGCCCGTAAAAGAAGATATATTATGTTACCTTCCGCTAGGATTGCCGTTGCTTTACAATAACTTACCTAAATGGCAAAATAACGGCCCTATAATACCTTTGGCCCTATACTTGCTCAAGTCCATGCAACTTTCGATGGACAAATTTATTAGCAACACTGGCACTGTCACGATTCCCGACGAATCCAATATTCCCGACGAGTATCAATTTGAAATTTTGCGCCTTCGCCGCCGCATTGACGAACTTGAGGACGCTGTTAGAAACAGAGATGAAAGAACGATTCGCGCTATTTCAATGCTAGAAGATGAATTGCAAATGTGGCGCACCTTCATGCACGATCATGTTACAGAGACATACGACGGCATCAGGCGGCGCATCGTGCGCATTGATTCGACGTTAATGACACTGCGGAATAGCAACAATCAAAATTTGTCTGCTGAACGCTGGCGCAAATGATAAAATTTGACAAACCCGACAAACGTGACTATTAGGAGCACACTATGAAAACATTATTTCTAATCGCATCCCTACTTTTTATCTCTGCCTGCGGCGCGCCGCCGCCCGGTCACACCGGCCTTTGGCTACGAAACACCGGGAATCCCGGTACTGCAACAATCTATGATTGGGCAACCTTGCCGCCCGGCTATCAAACCCAGTTTGTCCACTCAATAGCTATATCCGCGCAGCAAAACGGCGTAAGGTGCAAGCCTAACTCTAATGTCACCGTCGGCGCGATTTCCGCCGAGCTGCACACCCGCATGAATGCCGGAAAATATACCGGGACTGAAAACTTGGTGAGAGAGCAGTTTAACGTGATGAATGATCTTGGTTGCGATTAAATGAATAACGACGAACCTAAAAACGAAGGCATAATTTCAGAAAAGAGCGGCGGAATTCTAATCGCAAGTTATGTGTCGCCGCCTTTATTCGAACTAAAACCCGACGTATCTATAACGACCGGCTATGCGATTGACAGTGAACTGAAACCAATTACCGACTTGATTACAGATTCTTCAAAACCTCAAACGTAGCCCGCTTACCGCGCCCGGTAAATCCCGGCATGGTCAATTTTGCCTGCACTTGGTAGGTGCCCCACGGCGTCAAATCGCCGCTCACCGTCGTCCATTCCAGTTTTCCGTCCGTTCCATTGGTAGTAAACACCGCTGTCTTGGTCATGGAGCTGCTGCCCGGTTTGTGAAATACCAGTTCCTTAACGCTCGCGTTGGAAATATCTTTCGGGACAAACACGCCGGCAACCCGCGTTCCTACCGTTACGCGGATAATCGTCCCGATATCGCCTTCTTGTGCGCTTTCTGTCGTGCTCATAGCTCTATTTCCCCTTCCAAATCAATGTCATTGTTGATCTCGCTGGTTAACACCAAGTCCGTAGCTATTCCGCTTTGCATATTCATCTCTAGCGCGATTTCAGACGTAACATCAACGATCTTTAGTAGGCTAAGGTTAGTCGAAAACGCATCGCTAACGGTAATGGCTTCGCCGAGGTTAATCGTAAGCGTTTGGCCGTGGAATATGTAGCTGGCGGCATCGGCTACGGACACGCTTTCCGCTAGTGATACGTAACAGGATAGCCGGCCGGTTAAATCCTCTTGTGCGGCAATATCTTCACTAGCGGCAACAATTAGTTTCCCTAGTGAAAGGTTGGCGAAGTCATCAACGCTGACCAGCTCTATCGCCAGCGCCACATCGCCCCGTATTTCCTGATCGATTTCCTCTTGAGTCGCTACCGTGTCGCCCTGCTCGATAAAGATCGTCTGGACGGTAAAGACCGCCGCGGTTGAATCGGCCAAGACCAAAGCATCATTCTGACTAATCCGCAGGCTCATCGCCGACGCTGCCACGTCACTTATCGTTACGTTGTCTTGCAAGTCGATAATTAGCGCGCGCGACGTGACTATGCCCTGCTCGGCAACTGTTACGTTATCGCTCGCAGATAGCGACATCTTAGAGGTTAAAGTCGCCACTTCGGCAACCGATACCGATTCGAAAGCTATAACCGGGATAGTCAGGACGAGAACGGAAGTGTCGGCTAGAGTCACGGCGTCAAAGCTGGACAGATAGACCGATAGCCGCGGCGTGACGGCTTCGGCCACGGTCACGGCGTCATTTGCCGTTAGCGACATTTGCGAAGTTAGCGTCACCGATTCGGCTGCGGTAACAGCGTCGAAGGTGTTTAGCGTTAACCGGTTTAGCGACACCGTGGCATCGTCCTCGGCGTCGACAAAGTCGCCCGCCGCCGGTGCCGGCGCCGTGCCCTGGACAAATAATGCGCTAACGTCCAGTGCCGTGACGGTATCGAAGATCGAAAGGACTAATTTAGGCAGAAAAACCGTGGTCGCTTCGGCCAATGTAACGGTGTCAGCCGTACTAAGCAGGATCGGTATCGGTACGCTGGCGACGTCGGTAATCGTGACGACATCAAATAGAGTCAGATTTACCGCCGTACTCATAACCACGGCGTCGGCAACCGTGACCGTGTCGCTTGAGATGATCGACATTTGCGAAGCCAGCGCGATCGATTCCGTCAGGGCTACGGCGTCAAACCCGGTTGGCTGCACAGAAATGATCAGTGCCGAAAAATCGGGCACCGAAACCGTTTCAAATACGCTCAGATTGGCGGTTTGCTTGAGCGTAACCGCCTCTAAAACGTTCAAAGTATCGTTTACGTTGACCGTAAGCCTTGCCAATGCCAGGCTAGCTAATTCGGCAATTGTGACGGAATCAGCGGCAATTGGCGCAAGGTTGGCGGATAGCTTTAGGGCAAATAGCATTCCTGCTTCGTCGGCCGCCGCCGTCCAAGACGGATCGCTGGGATTGGACGCGCCCTGGAAGATTCGAAACTCGGCCGCAACCGTCATATTGCTGGCCGCTAGCCCGCCGGTCGTGCCCTGCTTGTCGAAGATGCCGTCATAGGGAATCGTCTTGATCCAGACATCGGATAGCGGCCCCTCATGCGCTTGCGCTCTAACCCAAAGGTGCTCGCCTGCGCCAAGGGACAAGTTCATTGAGCCGGGATCGGAATTGTCGTTAGCCAGCGTCGTAACTGCCGCAACCGTAACCGCTCCGGAATTGCGCCGGCCAAACTCCCAAGCCGTCAAGGCCGAAGCGTCCCGGCTGCTCGGGTTGCTAAACGTAGCCGTGATAAGTGAATTTAGGGCTATCTGAGTACTGATAAGGCTATACCAAGCCGAGATTGTAGCCCCGGCCTGCGGCGCGGCGTTGGCGTTGGTAAATTCCCCAATCTCTACCCAAGTATTACCGGCCGCATCGGTAACACCGGTTATCGCCCCTTCATCGCCGTCGCTTGTGGCCGCATTGTCGACCGCGATCAGCACGACAACAACGTTTCCGACCTCGGCTACTGCGCCGGCCTGAAGGACGATTGAGGATTGATCCGCCGAGTTTGAAGAAATCGAGCCTAAAGACCCAATTGAAAACCAGTCAATCCCGGTGCCGGCAACCTGCGCCAACTCGCTAACCGCGATTGATTCAAAGACGCTGGTTTCCGGTATGTCGACAACGACATTTTCAAAGACGGCTACGCTCAGGCCGATAGTCGTCGCGCCGAATAAGTTTGAAAAGTCAGTTACGGTTAAATCTTCAACAACGGCGATTACATTCGGCGCTTGCCCGAGCAGTAAAACCAAATCGGAAACGCTTATCGAAAGACGCCCGCGGAAAACAATATTCTCAGTAGTGGCAACATCCTCGCCAAGTTCAATAAAAAGAGTCTGGACCGCTAAATTGATATCGATAAACTCGGCTGATGTTATGTCCTCGGTTACGCTGATCGTCAGTCTAGCAAGCGTGACTTGCAACGCTTCGGTGAGCGTCAACGACTCGCTAGTGCTAACCGGAATATTGGCAACGATGCCGCCTAGCTCTATAGTAATAAGCTCTTGCGTTGTAACCGGCTCGTTGCTGTTGATAACCAACCGCGGCAAGAGCAGAGCGGCAACCTCGGTTAGAGCAATGCTGTCGGCTAGGCTTGGCGCTAATGCCGAATCAAGACGGAAGGCAACTAGTGCCGAGGCCTCATCGGCCGCCGCCGACCAAGCCGCGAATCTTCCCTTGGCGCGTTACGCGTTCGTGGTGCTTTCGGACGTGTCGCTGGTGCCGGCATCCCTGGAGCAGGCGCTGGTTCGCTATGCGCGCGCCGGCGGAT